TTTCTTTGTTGTTGTTTCAGTTGTAGTTGTAGTAGTTGTTAGCGATTCAGAATAACTGCAATGCGCTTCAATGCCTTTCTCTACTCCGATTTGATAGCTGATGTACGCAAAGCAACACACAAGAATGATTGCAAACACAAGCAACAATATGTATTTCTTATTCATTTTTCTTCCTTTCTGCTCAGTTGTCTGATGCACTAATATTATATATAATATTCACGCATTTGTCAATACTTATTTGTTAAAAAATTGTAAATTTTTTGTAAACAAAAAACAGAGATTATAGCCCTCTGCTTAGTTTTTGTAGACACTTTTGTATTTGTTGTCGCTCTTCTTCACTGTCTGTGTTTCTATATATAGTAGTAATAAACTCAAATATCTCTATACACAGCAGATTTAATTTGTTTAGCAAACTGTCTTTATCTAATTGCCCAAGTTGATACCGTCTTTTATTATCTATGTATAATTTATATGCGGGCAGTATATCTGATAACTCTTTTTCAACAGTATCATTAGTGCTCATTTCATTACGCACTATATACAACGCCGCTAAATCTCGTATGTTGTTATAAGTCGTATCACAATTTTCAAGTTCATTAATATATTCATTAATAAGTTTCTTATCCATAATAACCTCTTTTCACAAAAATAGGCGGTGTTTCCACCGCCCTGTTGTTACCTTATCGGCTGATTCTGTCGATGCACTGCTCAATAGCTCTGCGGTCTTTTTCAGTTGAAGCATTGTCAAGCATCATTTCAAGCCTGTCGAGCATACGCTCTTTTTCATCGTGCCGGCTGTAATCATAGCTTCCACCATCACGGCTCACATATCTGCCTGTTCTTGCATCTCTGCCTCGTCTGTAACTTCCTCGTTCACTATAATCATTGGAGTTCTCATAGCTCTGTCCATCATAACTTGAGTCATAACTTCCTCTGCTATCATAGCTCCCACGATTGGACTGTTCATACGAGCTGCCCATAGAATGTCCCGCAGTCCGATTAGATTGCATATCGTTAGAATTGTTGAAATAGCTTTTGCCGTCAAAACTTCTAAATCCAGGCATATACCAAGGATAATGAGTTGAATATCCATCATTAGCGTATCCTTCATTAGAGTGACCATCGTAAGAATTGCCACGCTGTGAATATTCGCTCTTTTCCGAGTTACCCTTTTCGGCTTTCTTCATTGCCTCTTTGGTTTCAAAGTCAAGACAAATTGCGGAAGCCTTGTACAGATTGTCAAGTTCCTGAGGAGAGATGTCGCCTTTTTTAACGATTTTCTTGATTTCATCTTCCAAGATTTCTTTGATAGCTTCATAATTCTTATCCATTATTAACATCCTCCTTTCTTATGCTATTCTTGAAACCACAAGGTTTGCGTTCTGGACATTGATTGCTGTCGGTGTATCTGCCGCCGTAGCTCCGAAAGAAACATTTTCAACAGTTACATTCTCGCAACAACCGCGAGGAACAGTAATTATAGCAGTTGATGTGACATTGAAATATTCATCAACTGCCGCAGGAGTTACTATTGCTCTGCTTGTCTGGATAGGTTCTCCGTCAAGAGCGATAGCAATAGCAATCGGTCCAACTGTTCCGTCTGTTGGTACAGCTATATTGCCGTTGAAAGTTACTTGATACCGAGCGAAGCAACCACAAGGATTATTGACAATACCCCGAAGAGTAAGGATGCCAGCCCCATTCCTGTGATAGACATAGCCTTTATTACACGGAATGGAACTTTCAAGTAATACATTTTGATTCGGCTGTACAAGCTGAATAGGATTGTATACATACTCTGCCATATTGCCTCCTTATGCTACGCCACAACCGCAACCATAATTGGTCTGATTGCAACAGTTGGGATTAGCAACCATATACGCAGGCACTGGAACAGGATTGAGATACTGTTCAAGCGCAACCGTCTGAGCCGCATTGTCGGCAAGAATACGAGAAGTCTGAGCAGTCTGCGAAGCCGCAAGATTAGCCATAGTGAGCTGTCTCTCAAGGTCTGCAATTTTCTCATTCTTTGCATCAATCTTGTCACTGCAAAGCTGGTCAAGGATACGCTGAGTATTAGCAGTCTGATTAGTAAGCAGGTCACGAATACCGTCAGAGATAGCTGCTCTGTCAGCGCAGTTTTCAGTTGCGATTGTGTATTTAAGGTCTGCAGAAGCAAGCCTGTTCTCACAGCAACAACTTGCAAGCTGAGTAGAAAGATTATCAAGACCGCCTGTAATAGCTGTCTGAATACCGAAGCCCTGTTGCATATTCGCCATCTGACGAGCGTTAGCCGCAGTTTCTGCATTTGCAAAGCCGTTATTGACAGTAGCATTAACTCCTGCAAAACCGTTGCAAAGTGACTGCTGTACATCGGAGAATCCGTTGCAGACATTAGAAGTGAGCGTATTAATTCCACCCATAACTGCCGCCTGGTCGAAACCTCTCTGCACATCGCTGTTAGTTGAATTGTTGAGGATATACGGCATTGCACCACCAGCACCGTAACCACCGCCAAAGCCGTTGCCCCAGCCACCAAGAGCGAAGAGGAAGAGAAGAATAATCCACCAACCATCACCGCCGAAGCCACCAAAGCCACCGCCGTAGCCGCCACCGTACATAGGCGAAACAGGCATTACCATACCATTGCCGCTACCATTTTCTGTTAATGACATTTTGTTTTGCTCCTTTACTATATTTATATCTCAATCTATGCGCACTTGATTGTAGATACCTTATTTTCCTCCGAGCATTTTCTGTATCTGCGTTGCTTGCTGAGCAAGTCGATTAAACTGCTCCTGCGACATCTTTCCGCTGTTAAGCAACTGCTGAACTTGCTGTTGAGGATTTCCTGTAAATGTAGATTTGAACTGATTAAATTTCTCTATAAAACCTTGCATATTCATCGGCAAAGCATTATTTCCACCGAGCGTATCAAAAATTGAATTAGCCATTATTTCTTTTCCTCTTTCTTAATAATGAAAAAGTCTTTGAGCTTTTCTTCAAGTTTTTCGTTAAGTTCATCTTTCGTAACAAATTCAGATGTATCAATTTTCTTTTCTTCCGAAGTTTCTGTTTGCTCCGTATAATTAAATATACGCAAAGGCATAGGCATACCGCTTCCGTCACTTGATTTGATATAGAATTTGTTAGCCTCACTGTCCATAAGCAAAACACTTTTACCAGGCGCAACTGCCCAAGACTTTGCGCCAGCTTCACCCTGTACCCACAAAATTCCATTATCGGTGGGTGGAGTATAGTTAGGTTGCTGTACAATAGGTTGTACAGGTTGAACGGGTTGCTGAACTGTGTTTGGATACATATAGTTGTACCCCATAGGAAAACCATTGTTATAAGCCATTATTAAGCCTCCTTTTTCCAATAGTAAATTGGTATTTCATTACCGCTGTCCCAAGTGTCATAATAATCGCCATCTTCAACTGCAACAGTATGAGTACCTATTGCAAGAAGAAACTTTCCGTGCGGATTATCTATACAAAAATCTTTTACTGTATAACAGTCGGGACAGGTGTTAGGAATTATATAGCGATTAAAACCTTTTGAGTGAAGATAATTACTCCATACCGCATTTGATGACGGCATATCTTTCATAGCAAATGCGCATACTGTAATATCACAGAATGTCTCGTCCCAATCTTGATTTGTCACCTTCGACACTGCTCTTATTACGCAATCGCCCACAAGGTTTCTGTCGGGATTCGGATTGAAATATTTGAACGCCATCACTGTCTCCTTTCAAAAAAGTAAAAAAGGCGATAGCGGTATCACAATCGTTTTCCTCTGCTACCCGTAGTAGCGTAGAGCTAATATCTGTCACACTATCACCTTCTTTCTGTTTTTATTATAAAACAAAAAAGACTACCCAAAACTTTGAGTAGTCTTTTAAAAAACTTTTGAAAAACTTTTACAGCACTCTAATCATCTTTGATTTTACTTTTCTCGACAGCGTATCTATTTTACTGGGAGATAAATTCATTAGCATTGCAATTTCAATATTCGTTTTATCTTTTGAACGCAGATTGAAATATTCTAACTCATCGGGAGTAAAATTGCATAATCGTCTGAACTCATCTAATTCAGGTACAGTAAAATCGCAGATTTTCAAGTGTTTCATATTATTCCTTCTTTACGCCGTCTACATACGCTTCACACGCCGCATAAATAGCCGCTGAAAGCATACCGCATACTGCACCGATGATTGTTACTGTCTTATCATCAGTGCTGATACCAGCGATAGATACAGCTATGCTTGAAAGAAATGCGGCTACGCAAATCCAGAATTTTCTACTCGTGAGTTTCTGTAACATTTATTGTACTCCTTTCTTATACTATGTAAAATGTAGTTGTGATTGCAACATTTTTTGCGGTGGTTATCGCAGAACCGTCAAGTCCTCTTATCCATCCGATACGAAGCTGATTGTTCAGTTCGGGATTGGTTGATTTGAAGATATACAGCATCGCCAAGCCAGGGGTAGTGCCTGTTGTTATCGGGGCAAGCCAAGTGTGCTGTCTTGTGGGTGAGTAGCTATCTGGCAAGGTTGAAACTAAAATATAATGAGAGCCGTCCCAAGTGGCTGTTACCGCTCCAATGATGTCAACCCTGTCACCTACCTTTCGGTACTTAGGGGTGGCTACCAAATCGAAGTTGTCAACCCCTGTCACATCCGTGGTCAGCTGCAAGTCCGTCCAAAAACACTTCGATGTATCATACAGGTCTAACTGATTATTACCGCTCTTAACATAACCTGCGGACTTTGAAAGAACAAGTTTGTCGGTGCTATCGCCGTGAAGAATGCCTGTAGCTTTCTTGAACTCCCATTCATCGCCGTAAGCCTCTGTAGCGTTGACACCCCACTCCTTGTGAATTGTTGTTTCGCCACCATAAATACCATAGTCTGCAAATTCGGCTATGCTATCATAATTCTCATCATAAAATTGCAACGCATCCAAACCGAGTTGTGACATACCGCCCCGTGTTAAATTTTCAAATTCAATATAAGTTGGCTTCAAACTCGATTTATACTGAACGGAATAATAATCGCCAGTATCTAAAGTGATTGTATCAGGTTCAAGATGTGTTTGTAAATCACTACTTGAACTTTCACGAATGTATAAATCCGTAAACTCCGTATGAGTATGATTGACATCAGATTTTCCGTTCTGTAGGGCGGTAATGTCGGCTTGTAATGCTGTTATAGCTGGTCCAATAGTGTCTTCAACACTGACATTCGAATCAAGTGAATTATCTGTTGTATCATTAGTTAAAGTATTCGACCCTCCAGAACTTATATCCTGCTCAATCAACAGCGGACCGCTTAGCGTGATTTCAAATGCGTACGTATACCAATATTTAGGGTCGTGATAAAAACTGCCAGGCTCATATTTGACGAGTAATTGGTCACCCAACGCAATAGTCAAATCTGAAATAATCAAGTGT